GTCAAGGCATCTGGTGAGGAAGTCGAAGTAGAACTAGACGAACTCATTAAAGGTTATCAACAAGGTACGGACTACACTAAAAAGTCTCAGGCTCTAGCTGAACAACGTAAGGCTGTTGAAGCTGAACGTGGACATTTAGAGCAGGTTAAACAAGAGCGACAGGCTTATGCCCAGAAATTGCAAGCGTTGGATAGCTTCCTTACGCAGCAAAATCAGGGTGTGGACTTAGATGTTCTAAAGGAAACAGACCCTATCGGTTATGCGGTAGCGGTAGCTGAACAGAGTCAGCGTGAGAAACAGTTAGCAGTAGTCAGGAATGAACAGCAACGCATTGCCCAACAGCAACAAGCCGAGCAACAAGCCACTCTGCAAAACCATCTCCGTCAAGAATCTGAAAAGCTAGTGAGTCTGATTCCTGAGTTAGCTACGCCACAGGGTGATGCGGTACGGAAACAAATCCGTGACTATGCGAAGTCTGTAGGATGGTCTGACCAAGAACTCAGTTCCGTATATGACAGTCGTGCTGTGCATACCTTGTATAAGGCAATGAAGTATGAGCAACTTCAAAAGAGCAAACCAGAGTTGAATAAAAAACTTCAGTCTGCCCCTAAGATGATGCGTTCTGGTACTTCAGTTCCTGTTACTAGGTCTTCACAAGACAAACAGGCAATGCAAAGGTTGCGTGAAACTGGAAAAGTTACTGACGCAGCAAAAGCATTTGAACGATTCTTTTAAATTTTGGAGTATTAAATTATGGCTACCTATCAAACATATACCGCAATCGGTATGCGTGAAGACCTCTCTGACGTTATTTATAACATCAGCCCTACAGACACACCTTTCATGTCTACCATTGGTAAGACAAAGGCTACTGCTGTTTATCACGAATGGCAAACGGACTCACTTGCTGCAGCTGGACTTAATGTAACAGTCGAAGGTGCAACGGCATCTGACGCTACTATGTCTCCTACTACTCGTGTTGGTAATCGTTGCCAGATTTCACAGAAGACAATCAAGATTTCAAACACCTTGAACGCTGTGGACAAAGCTGGTCGCAAGTCTGAAAAGGCTTATCAGTTGGCTAAAGCCTCTGCTGAAATCAAGCGGGACATGGAATTGACATTGCTCAGCAACCAAGTTGCTACTAATGGTAACTCCTCTACTGCTCGTGCTTTGGGTGGTTTGCAAGCATGGTTGTCTACTACTTACTCTGGCGGTACTTCTGGTGTTGCTGGTTCTGGTGGTACAACTGCTCGTACAAACGGCACAAACCGCACTTTCACAGAAGCCTTCTTGCAGACTGCTGTTCGTGGTGTTTATACCGCAGGTGGCAATCCTAAAATCTTGATGGTTACTCCTGCTCACAAGCAAACAGTATCTGCTTTTGCTGGTATTGCTGCTCAGCGTTACATGGCCCCTACTAATGCACCTACGACTATCATCGGGGCCGCAGACGTATACCTGTCAGATTTCGGCACTCTGAGCGTTGTTCCCTCACGTTTTATGAACAGCACTAACTCTGCTGATGATGTTGCATTTGTGCTTGACCCAGAAATGGCAGCAGTTGCTTATCTGCGTCCCTTCCAGACCAATGAGTTGGCTGTTACTGGTGACAACGAGTCTACACAACTGTTGGCTGAATTCACATTGGAAGTTAAGAACGAAGCCGCACACGGCATCATTGCTGACTTGTCATAACACTTAGGTGATTCCAAAAATGCCTCAGACTAACCCTCTGGGGCATTTCTTTTTCTAGCAAAACTGATAGAATTAGTGTATGCAAAACCCTGTCAAATTTAGAGATTCTGTAGTCCATGCTGATGGCGAAGGCGGTATTGTTATTGAGACTAAACAAGACATTACAGACATTATTGAGCAGAACAAAAAGGAATATAACTCCTTTGATGAACGTGCTAAATGGTCTGATGAGTTGTTTGGTAACAAGATAGCCTCTATCCCATTTACAGTTATTGACGAACTAAACAAACAGGGAATCATGCGTGGCTTTGATGTGCTTGATGAAAAGCGTTTTAAAGCATGGTTAAACGAGCGTGATAACAGAGTTTTTAGAACTCGGACAGGAGTTGTATGAGTTTTACTACCTACTCTGACTTACAGACTTCAATAGCCAGTTATTTGGCTAGGTCTGATTTGACAAGCCAGATTCCTGATTTCATTACATTTGCTGAGAATCGTCTGCGTAGAGAACTACGGATTCGTCAGATGCTCAAGTCTGTAACGACTAGCACAGTATCAGCAGATGCAACTGTTCAACTACCTAGCGACTTCTTAGAGATTCGTGACTTTATTGTGATGACTAACCCAATTCAACCATTGAGTTACTCTAGCCCTTCTTCACTATCTAATGACCCAAGAACTTCACAAGTTGGTGTTCCCAAGTCTTACACTATTCTTGCAAGCGAGTTTCAGTTAACACCAATTCCTGATGCAATTTATACGCTGAAAATGCTTTACTATTCTGCGCCATCGTATCTGTCAGCAACAAATACAACAAACATATTCTTGACTACTGCGCCAGATGCTTTGCTTTACGCTTCTTTGATTGAGGCAGAGCCATATCTAATGAATGATGCTCGTATCAATACATGGGGAACTATGTACGACAGAGCAATTTCTTCTCTCACTAGGTCTGATGAAAGCACTCAGTATTCTGGTGTACCCCTGTCAATCAAATTAACTGCAAGGTGAAATCATGGCTGAAATGTCAAACTACTTGGAAAATGCTCTTATCAATGTGACGTTGAGAGCAACTGCTTTTACTGCGCCTACAACTGTTTATGTAGCACTTTATACAACTGACCCAACTGATGCTGATACTGGAACTGAGTGTTCTGGTACTTCTTATGCTCGTCAGGCAGTTACTTTTGGTGCGCCTAGCAATGGTGCTTCTACCAATTCTGCTGCCGTTGAGTTTCCTCAAGCTGGTGGTTCTTGGGGAACAATCACACACATTGGAATTCGTGATGCTTTGACCACAGGTAATCTGTTGTATCACACACCACTAGATGCTTCTAAAACGATTGCAACTGGTGATGTATTCCGCATTGCTTCTGGTTCTTTGTCAGTAACATTGGCATAAGATGGCAGATTTACTCCCGCCTTGGACGATAGACTCGCTTGACAATTTAAAGTCAAGCATAGATAACCTGACTCTAAGTTTAGACAGTTCTCTATATACAACGTCTGTTACATTGTGGGATGCTTATGGTTCTGTTAATGCAACAGCAACTGTAACGGCTAGTGCGTCTAGGGTTCAATCTGCTACTGCATCTGTAACCTGTAGTGCGACTGTATCTGCTAGTGCAAACATTATTCAGTATGCTAGTGCAAGCATAACTGCTAATGCTACAGTTTCTGCTAGTGGAATAATTGTTCAGTTTGGTAGTGCATCTATAACTACTGAAACTACTTTTGTAGCAAATGGTGGATTGATTGCTGAAGGTTCTGCAAGTATCGAAGCTGATGCAACAGTAACTGCGCTTGGCTCTCTTGTTAATAGCGTAAGCCCATCTATAACTTGTCTAGCAACAGTAACTGCAAAAGGCGTTATTCTTGGAGAGAATTGGACTCCAGTAGCAGGAGACACAAACACATGGACTCCAGTATCTGCTAACGACAATACATGGACTGAACAATCTCAAGGTTCAAACACTTGGCTTAGACAGGGTTAAAAATGGCTACACAAAGAATTACATTTGGTGAGTGGATGCCTGACCAATCTGGTATATCTGGGGCTTTGACAGACGCTAAGAATGTTGTATCTCAGGCTATCGGGTATGGCCCATTCCCTACGCCAGTTGCTTTATCTTCTGCTGCTGCCGAGGATTTAACGTCTTTGTATGCGGCTAAAAATCCTGATGGATTGACTACACTATTTACTGCTGGCTCATCTAAGATTTATACAGTTGGTGGTTCTGGTGCTTTGACTTTAGTTAACTCAGGCTTAACAACAGGCACAAACGATAGAGTAAGGTTTACTCAGTTTGGTAAATCTGTGATTGCTTGTAATAACTCACAAAAGTTAAAGAGTTGGACTCTAGGAACATCTACAACATTTGCAGATTTAGCGGCTAATGCCCCTATTGCTAAATACATTACAGTAGTTCGTGACTTTGTGGTTGTGGCTAATACTTATGAAAGTTCTGCTCAACAACAATATCGTGTTCGTTGGTCAGCTATCAATGATGAGACTGATTGGACAGAAAACGTAAATACTCAGTCTGACTATCAAGACATTCCTGATGGCGGTCAGATTGTTGGAATCCGTGGTGGTGAGTTTGGCATTATTTTGCTTGAGCGTTCTATTCACAGAATGACTTATGTTGGTACACCTTTTATATTCCAGTTTGATAATATCTCTAGGAATAAAGGATGTATGGTTGCTGGCTCTATTGCTCAGTACCAAGGATTGACGTTCTTCTTGTCAGACGATGGTTTCTATATGTGCGATGGACAGAATATTGTTCCTATTGGCGCAGAGAAAGTAGACAGATTCTTCCTTAGTGACGCTAGTGAAACAGACTATAAAACCATGTCTGCGGCTATTGACCCTGTTCGCAAACTTGTAATCTGGAATTACAAAAGTGTAGATGCAAATCGTAAAGTGATGATTTACAACTTTGCTACTAAGAAATGGACTTATGGCGATGCAGGAACTGATTACTTGGGTGAGGCATCATCTGGTGCTTTGACGCTTGAGGAGTTAGATTCTGTTTCTTCAAGCATTGATGCTTTGACGACTAGCTTAGACTCTTTGCTATATATCGGTGGTAAGTATTTCTTAGGTGGAACTTACGGAACTAAGGTTTATTCCTATACTGGTGCTAGTTTAACAGGAAATATCTCAACAGGAGATATAGATATAGGTGCTAATTCCGTGGTTACTTTGGCTAGACCTATTGTTGACAATGGCTCTGGCTCGTTATCTGTTGCGTCTAGGCAACTGTTAAATCAGTCTGTAACCTATGGAACTTCAACTGCTGCTGACTCTGAAAACAGGGTTTCTTTGCGTAGTGCAGGTAGGTATCATAGATTAAAGATAGTTCCTACTGGTTCTAACTGGAAGACTGCCGTAGCCGTGGATGTGGATATTACGCCACAAGGGGTTCGCTGATGTTTAGAAGCCTACCTGCGTTTGGTGGTGACCAGAGGGCTGTGGCAGAGGTTGTCCGTGGCATCATGGACGGAAAGACCAATAACACAGGGACTTTGACTCTGGCAACTGGTGGGGCTACTTCTACCACTTTGACAGACAGAAGAATAGGCCCAGATAGCGTTATCCTATTTGTCCCTATCTCTAGTGCTGCTTATGCTGATTCTGCGCCTTATGGGGCTTTTCAAGACTCTACAACTCAGTCTGTGGCTGATATAACTGTAGCGTATCCTATTACTTACAATACAACTGACTTCTCTAATGGGGTTACTTTATCAAATAGTTCTAGGTTAAATGTAGCAAATGCAGGTTTGTATAACATTCAGTTTTCATTACAACTTAGTAATTTAGCCAATAGCACAGAGGATGTTGACGTTTGGTTTAGAAAGAATGGCACAAATGTAGCTGGCTCAAATAGCATATTTGGTTTAGCACCAAGAAAGAACTCAACAGACCCATATCATGTGATTGCGTCCATGAACTACTATATTAGCTTGGCAGCTAATGACTATGTTCAGATTGTCTGGAGAGCATCAAACCTTGACTGTACGATTAAGGCAG